TCTTCTTGAAATTGTTTTATTTCATTAGGAGGATCTATTTCAAATAATTTTTTAACTTCTAAACCAGATCCTTTAATTTTATTAGGAACAGCTTTCCATCCTAATTTATAATAATATGGATTTTTTACTCCTTTTTCATTAGTACCTTTTGAAAAAGAATATTTAGTAGCATATTGAGGACCAGTTCCAGAAGACATACTAGCACCTCCGCCTCCTGTTGAAGATGTTTCTTTTAATTTTTTAACAATTTCTTTTACAATATGTTTAATTTTATCAGACATTTACTACTTCTAATTCAGTTAATAAATCACAATATTGTAATAAGTTTACTAAATCATCATCTGTAACTTTATAAGTTTTATCTACAGGTTTAATAAGAGATATGACTTCATTAAGTTTAATTTTTGTTACAGGATCTTTAGTTTCAGAATTTAAATTTTCTAATTCAGATTTAATTTCTTTTAATTTACTGATGTAAAATTCTTTTAAACGAGGAGTATTATCTATAGAATTTATAAGTTCTTTTAAAATTACTTTCTGGTGGTGATTTAAATCCTCATATTTATTATTAAAGTTTTCTAAAATAATACGATAAGCTAAAATTCTAGTGTCTTTATCAGATTTTTTAAATTCTTCTAAAACTTCATCTTTAATTTTTTCTTCAGAAATAGGAGCTGCTGTTAAATGCTCTAAAATAGTTATTTTATTATTAATAATGTTTTCAGGACTAATATCAACTGGGGTATTATATATTTCTGTTAATGTATAAAAAGCAGCGTAAACTTTATAGTTAGGTAATTTATGGTTAAAAAACTCATTTAAATCATAATATTTTTGGATTTCAGATATTAGATTATATTTTTGTTTTTTAATGGTTTTCCTATTTAAAGTCTTAGAAGACTCAAGAAGAGTATCAATAGTTATGTTAGCTTTAGATTCAGTTAAACTAGTTTTTTTTAATAAGGTTTCATACAATCTAAATTCTTTCCCTAATTCTGTTTTAACAAAATACTTTTTAAGTAAATCTTTAACAGGAGAGTCTTTTCCTTCTAATGTATCAGCCGTAATTTGCCTTACAAGCAATTCAAAAAGGATACCAGGGTTTTTATACTTCGAATGTTTTATTTTCATTCTAAACAGTAATTTATTTATAAATATATTAAAATTTGTTACTCACGTATTTGATTTTCATCTAATAATGATTCTTTTTGTTTGTCTGATTCAAATACTAATTGTTTTCTAGTGATAGGAATTTTTTCTAGCATTTTTGATTGAGCGGGTGATAATATTTTGGTTTCAAGAGCTAATGGAGATCCGCCTTTATAGTTAGGTTTTATTGAATCAGAAGCATCATTATCTTTCTTCATTCCTAATGACCCTATTCTATCTTTTCCAAAAGCGCTATCTTGAGTGTTCCTATCTGTGTTTTTTTCTTTAGGTCTTCCTAAAGGATTTGTTTCATCGTATCCAAAAGGAACATCATCTTTATTTCCAAATCTATCTCTACCATATAGAGAAGCTAAATCATGTGGTGTACCATACGATTGACCTGTTTCTACTGGGTCGTTTCCTTCAGATTCAATTTGAGTTAATCTAAATTTGCGTTTAACATCTTCTCTGATTAAGTCTCTATATTCATCGTATTGGTCTTCACTTAAGTGGAAGATATTTTCATATATCCAATCAGAAGGTAAAAGTTTATTTTCTAACATTTGATTTGCTAAATCAACTTTTTCTTTCATTAAAGCTATTCTTTCTTGATCATAAATGATTGAAGGAGTAGTTAAAGATAATTCAAAATTAGTTAAACTTTCAGCTGTATAACCTTGGGTATATAAATGGACTAAAGCTATTTTATTTAATTCTGAGAGGATGATTCGTTGGATTCTATCAATAGTACGAGCAAATCTAATATCTTCGGCTGCTAATGTTGCTTTACCTGTTAAATCTTTCTCATATCCAAGGAATGCTTTTGGAACTTTAAGAGCAGCGAATAATTTATCTCTTAAATAAACAACATCTGTAATTCCATCATATTGTAAACCTTGAAGAGTATCAATTTTAGTTGATTGATCATTTCCACGAACAGGAATATAAAAATCTTCAAGCAGGTTTTGCATGTTGTATTTTAAATTATATTCACCTGTTTGTTGGTCAATATAAGGAGTACGTTTCATTTTAGAAATTGTTTTCTGCATAAAATTTTCTATTTCAGCAGGGGCAATATTTCCAACATTAACATAAAATATGCGTTTTTCAGGCGCTCTAACAATACGATGGATTAACATCGCGTCTTCCATTAAAGTATATTGTTTAAACAACTTACGAGCAGGTTCTAAATATGATCTACCATAAGGTAAAAAATTAGTATCTGTTAATAAACGGAAATGAGCCATTTCATAGTTATCAAAAATAATAGATGTACCTTGTTGTGCTGAGTTAGGTACGTCAAAGTATCCATAACTTGAAGCAGATATTCCATCAGGGTCAAAACGAAATCTTACAGATGCTGGGTTGTCTCTATCGTATCCTTCTTGTCTTTCGATATGGTATGCTGTGTATGGAATAACATTATACACACCATACTTTTCAGCGATTTCTAATTTTAGAAAGAAATCACCATACTTACACATATTACGAATCCAAGGCCATAAGTTAAATTCTATGTTTAATACATCATAAAATAAATTATATAGAATTTTTTGTACATCTTCATCTGAACTACGAATCTGGAGTACTTCTCCCATATCATTCTTTAAAGTACTTTCATCCGCTATAATATCAAGAGCAGAAGCAATAATTGCATCTGTATCCATAGCATCATATTCTGTATATAATGTAGGGCGTAATGTTTGGTAGTTAAATGAGTTTTGATACCCATATAATGAAGTAGCTGAGTTTGTGTAGATTCGATTAAACCTATCTACTAATGAATTAGTTTGGAGTTCACCAGATTGTTGAATTTGGTTAACATCCATTACCTTTAATTGAGTTCCTCCTTGATTACGGATTACAACATCAGTTGAAAATAATCGTTTTAATCTAGAGAATAAATCTTTATTTGCCATATTTTATAATATACTAATAAATATTAAAGAAGCCAACGAATATCTTCTTCTCCTCCATATGGGTTATCTATCTTCCAAGGGTTATCTTGAAACCCCTGGGCTGAGTATCCTCCTGTAAAACTATGTTTAATATTTGACATATTGGAGAGCATACTTTTAGTTAGATCAATCCCATGCTGTTTGAATTTAAATGAAGTATCTCTCATAAATTGACCTATAGCAAAAGATATTACTAAATCATCATTATAACCACTTTGAGCTTCAGCTTTACCATTTTTCCAAATAAATACTTTCATTTCTTCGATCAAACGTTTAGACTGTATAGTTACACCTTTATCGGATAATGCTTCTTGGAATTTACCTATACAAAGTGGTCTAGTTCTAGTATTCATAGTAAAACCAGGTACCATTTTACTTGTATCCATATATTCAGAAAAATATGAGTCAGCAGTTACTTCACCACTTTTAGGGGAATAATATAGATTTGGATATCCTTTTTCAATAATAGTTTGAATAGTAGCCCACCCTATATTAGCATTTTCAACAATCAATAATGCATTATTATATTCTATAGAGATATGGGTAAGTAAATGTCCAAATTCTTTAGTTCCAATTTGCCCTTTATATTCCCCTACTTGAGTATTAGTCTCTACATCTATTATATGAAACGCGGAATGGTCTTTTCCATCACCTCTAGCAACATCTGCTATAACCATATATGATCGAGAATAATCTGCTGGTTCCCATATCCATAAATTTCGGTCAACTCCTCGTCTTTCAAGTGGGTCTTTTATATATGTTTTTTCATAGAATTCTAAAAATTCAGGATAAAACACAACATCTCCAGATGTGCTAAAATCACAATCACATTCTTGAGCTGCTAATCTAGGATCACCTAATAATTCATCTTGTCTATTTCTCCATGATTGATCTCGTTCAGGATGGACCATCCATGGTAAACGAATAGGTAAAAAATCATTTTCTTGATTTTCTGCTCTAACCCATGTTTGATGAAACCAATTACCAGTACCATAAGGAGTAGATAAAGCAATACAACCTCCACCAGTTGCTAATGTTTGTTGTGCTGATGCCCATATTTCACCGATGTTCTCAATGAATGCAGCCTCATCTATTAATAGGAGAGATACTGCTTCTGATCGACCAGCATCACTTGATGCTGAGGTTGCTTTTATCTGAGACCCGTTATTTAATCGGAGGGTTAATTTATTATTTTCTTCTGAGGGTGGTTTAAGCCAAGATGGTAAATTTTCATACATGAATTTTACCTTAGTAACCATATTTTTAGCTGTGTCTTGTTTAGTAGCAATACATAGTACGTTTTTATCTTGATGAAAAATCATTAACCATAAAGAATACCCTGCACCTAATGTTGAAATTCCTAACTGCCTAGATTTAAGTACTATTGAATATGGGTTATCTCTCCATAAATGTAATACTTTTTCTTGGAATGGGTATAAATTAAATTGAATTCGTCCACGTTGAGGATGTTGAATGAAACAATATTTACGCATAAAATGTGCTGGGTCTTGGGCACATTTAATATATTCTTGGCGAATAATTTGCTTTATATCTTGACTCATAAAACTATTTAATTGAAAGTACGGTAATTAAAGCTACTAAAGATCCCAAGAATCCTCCACTTAACCATTTAAGTCCTTTCTTTAAATTATTGTTTTGGTTTGTTAAAGTAGTTACATCTTTTTCAAGACCAGTAATTATATTAGTTTGTTTTAATTGAATGTTATAATGAGTTTTATTTTGCTCAATACATACACTATCTTTTACTTTATAATCAGATATAATACTATCTTTTTCAACTATTTTTTCATTTAGTTGAGTAACTAATTTTTGAGTTTTACCTAACTCTTCTATTGCTGCATCTCCTTTAACTATATCAATAGCTATTTTTTGGGCAGTTTTGTAATCAAAACAAATTTTACTAGTATCTTTCTGAGAAAAAGTCGTTAAGCTGAGAAGGAGTGTAGGTATTAATATCTTTAAGTTTTTTATCATAGCGAACACGTATATCAGTTATTTCTTGGTTTGTTGTATTAATTTCGTTATTTAATGAATCTATTTTAACTTGGTGTTGTAAAATTGAGTTATCTAATTCAACTTGTTTCTTTTCTAGATCAATTAAAGTACGATTTAAACTATCTATTTCTTGTTTTTGTTTATCGTATTTTGAAAGATTAACACTTTCAGGACGGAAAAACATAAAAATTAATAGGAGTAAAATAATCGCACCCATTACTAGGTGCGATACATTTAACTTTATAGTTTTGGTTTTCATAAATTAAAATCCTAATTTATCTAATTTTTTATCTATTTCAGCTTTAACTTTATTAACCTTTTTAAGTTCATCCATTAAAGCATCTTTTTCTGATTCTTTAGCTGCTTTTCTTTTATCATTTAACTCTTTCATTTTAGCTTCAGCTTGTTTTTTAAGTTTTAAAAGAGCATCTCTATCATCAGATATTTTATCTAATTTAGATGAAGTAGATTTAGGACCTTCTTTTTCTTTTTTAGGTTCGTCTTTTTTAGGCTCATCTTTTTTAGTTTCTTTTTCTTTTTTAGAATAAGAAACATCATCAAACCCATCATCTCCTTTAGTTAAAGTAGCTTTTTTAGGTTCGTCTTTTTCTTTTTTCTTAACTCCCGAATCAGGCAATGCTGTTTTTTCTTTTGGTTCAGATTTTTCACCAGCTGCTCTACCTCTTTTCTTATCAGATTTACCTAAGAATGGAGTAAAATCAATTAATTCATCACCTGACTTATCTGTAAATGCTTCATCTTCAGGTCGGTTTAAAAATTTACGGATTTCTTTATTGTTAAAAGTTGCAGTATCAACACCATACTCTTTACTTAAAGCATTAGTGTCAACTGTACCTTCATCTTCTAGTTTCTTAAGTAATAAATTAAGTGCTTTACTCTTAGAAACTCCTTCTTCTCTAAATTGATTTAAAGTAGATTTGAAACCTTCCATATCATTTACATCATAAATTGGAGCTTCATTTAACATATCTTCTTCAAGAGTAGACTCAGCTACACCACTTTTCATCATATCAGCTTTTTTCTTTTGTAAAGCTTTAATTTCTAAATCTGCAGCTTTTATAGCGGCCATTTTGGCTGCTTTTTCTTCTGCTTCTCCTTCATGAAGGATAGTGCTGATTTCTTCACGTATAATTTCAAGTAATCTAGATTTTTTCATTATTTAAGTTTATTTATAAATATTAGAAACTTAATGTCTGTTTAATCTGTTGTATTCTTTCCTCAGTAGTACCTGATATTTTGTAAAGTCTTCTAAGTTTATGTGGGTATTTATCAAATAGTCTATTAATGTTTTTATCAATTTCTATTCTATATCCTGGGTCAATTGTTCTAACTCCATTATCTTCTATTTCTATACCTTCAGGTGAAACATAGAATATATAATCATATTCTCTGATTAAGTTAAGAGCCAATTTTTCAAATTGATCAGATATCATATATGGGATTGATTTAGCAGCTCGAGTAAATGCCATAACATCAATTATAGTACGATCAGTTATAATATTTTCAACCATTAATTCACTGGCACGTTCAGCTAAAAATACTATTTGGCCCTTAATAGTAGAATCAGTATTTAATGGGATACCTAAATCACGTAAATACTTTGAACGTTCAGTTGCAAATGTATAATCTTTAAATTCAGGTAATTCTTTTAAAGCGTTAACTAATGTAGTTTTACCTACAGACATTGTTCCACAAAATCCAATTTTCATAATTTAAAATCTAGCTTTAGCACCTCCTGATTTATACCAAGGCAACCCATCACCACCTTTTTTAGCGGCTTTCCATTCAGACTCAGTATGCTTAATTCCGTTAATATAATATTCTCTTTGTTTCATATTACCTTCAGGAATATAAGCTGGTCCTTCTAGGTTATGCATTTTACCATCTAGGTAATAAACGATAGTTCCATCAGGGGAAACTAATTTTTTGGTTTGAGTATTTGACATAACTTTTTATTTTTAATTTACTTGAATATAAGTAAATTTTTCTTAAAAAACAAACTATTGAATTTCATTTATATATTCTAAAAACTCAAGAACAGATTGTTTATGTTGAAAAGAATTTTTAGCAGTTTCTTTTAACATACTGTCTACATCATGTTCTCCTTCTTCTAATGTAGAAGCAATAGGTTTTAAAATAGATTCTACTATTTCATACTCCCCATCTTCACCATAATCATGAACATCATTTAGATAAAGATTAATATATTCTGTTAATTTATCCTTTGATACTTTCATATATGTATTGTTTAATTTTTGTAAATACTTCCCGTAATTTATTTAACTGGCTATTTAACCATTTTAATCTTTGCCCAAATCTTTTACCACCCATTGGAGTTTCTATATTTTTTTCAGGGATATATTTAGTTAGTGGTTTAATATATTCATTTCCAGCTAAAAATATAAATGTATCTTTTTCTAAGTTTAAACCTCTAGATTTCATTTCTTTATAAACTTCTTCACCCCATTTTTCTTTTTCCTCTTTATTAAAATCTTTTAGAGTTAGATCATATGGTTTTAATTTTTGGTTTAAATTAACTAAATGATGTTTAGCCGATAAAATATACATTTTATCAGGTTTAAGGGTTTTACCATACTCTAATGTTTTTTGAAACATAGGTGAAGCCGAATATAGTTCTTGAGCAGGGGCTTCATATGATGTTTTAGATTTGGTGCAGCTTAAAAAGACTATTTTGGCCATTTATATTTTGTTTATAAATATTAACAGACTGTTATCTCTTTAATAATGTTCTTTTTAATCATTGCATTCATATGAATTCTAAAACAATTCATAAATGTTTGAGAATATTCAGGATATTTTGTTATTAACATCGGTAATAAGTTATCTATTGTTGCTGGGTATGTTAGGGTGGATTTTATATGGATGTTATTTTTAAGTTGTTTAATTAAATAATTATAATTTTTATTATTTGTACGGTTTGTTTTTAATCCATAAAAATAATTAAACAAATAAATAAAATACGGTTTTGACGATTCAAATTCTAAATTAGCCATAATTTCTTTAGCTAATTCCATGTTAGATTCATCTTGACTAGATATCATATTAAGTATATTCTCAAATATATCTTCATCTATAGATAATCCTTCATTCGTAACTTTATTTATATGATGGTCATATATTATTTTAAGATTATATTTTTCTATATTTTCTTGTAAATTTAAGAAAAAACCTACATTATCACTTATTTTTTTCCCTCCCCAAGATTTACTTATAGGAACACATTTTATTAAGGGATAATAATCTTGTATAAAATAAAAATTACCATCTAATGTTGTAAGTTTTTTACATTCCTCTGGTGAGACGAAATAATGAGTTATATTTTCACCATTAGACTGATCAATTCTATAATAATTCTCAGTTGAAATATATTGTTGTAATAGTGGGTTTTGAAGAAGAGCTTCTGAGGGTATTATATAATACTCTTCTATGTCTCTGTTTATATAGGAAGAGTATAGAAAATCATAATTAATAATTAAAGCATCAAGTGTATTTAATTTTCTAGATGTTTTAATATTTAATTTATTTTCTTCAATATAATTTTTTAGTTTATAAGAAGGAAAATTAGATAATGGAGTTAAATATACTGTGGTATTATCTTCGAGTTTATTTTCTACATGTTGGTTAAAAAATTCTCTAGATTTATTTATGTTTTCTTCTATGATATACCCTGTTATATGATACCAATTATGACGTAATTTATTTTGGTATCCTAGTGTTAAAAAAGCTCCTATCATGACTATTTACTTAAAAATTTAATTAAAACTTTATCCAACATTAATAATTTAAATGCATTTGAATTACCATTATATATTGATTTTACAATATTATACTTTAAATCCATTGCGAATAATTCTTCATTCATTAAAAATGATAATCTATTAATAAATGATTTTTCAACTTTATTATTCTTACTGTAATACAAACTGTAATTAATAATTCGAGTTGATAGGATTGAGGCTAAATCTGCTCTATAATCTTTATCTTTTCCTATAACCCCCTTTAAAGTATTAAGAACATACTCTTCACTCTCATGAGTTAATATAGTTTCAGGTGAGATAATTTTATCTAGTTTATTGTTAATAAACATTGTGAACATTGTTGTAAACTCAGACCCAACTGATCCTTCTCCAATCATTTGAATAAGATATAAATTATCATCAAACGGAGAAATAGATGAAATTGAGTTAAAGAATGTTGTAATACTTCTTGAATTAGTATCTGTTGAAACTAATTCTGGATGTTTTAATAAGAAATTAATACATCTGTTATCTATCTGGTTATTCTCAGCCCATTCACTCCAACAATTAATATCAAATTTTAAATTAACTGAGATGAATCGTGTTTTTTGGGCGTTATCTATACTATTAACTAAATATTCTCCATTATCAGGATTGGCGGTTAATATAATATGCCAATCTTTAGGTAAAGACCAACTAATATATTGTTGTCTATCTATTAGCTCCATAACAGCTTGTATGAACCTAATATCAGCTCTATTCCAATCATCTAATAATAAGATACCACCATTTGATTTTCCACTAATCCACTCAGGTGGGCAATAACTCATTCGGTTTTGACCTGTGAATTTGTAACCTAATTTAGTATATTCTTCAACTGCGTGTTCATCAATCCAAATACAATCTGTTTCTGTTTTACATACTTCAAACTGTCTAATTGGAAATCCTACTAAATCTCCTAATTCTTCAATTTGGGCTAAATTTAACTTAACAAAATTTAAATCTAACTCATTAGCTAATTGAATAATTGTTGATGTTTTTCCAATCCCAGAATCACCTATTACTTCAACTGCTACTGGTAATTTACCGTTGTTTTGAAGGTAACGATTGTTGTTAATAATGTGAGTTAGAAATTCTTTTGCTTCGTTAATATTTAACGAAATTTGTTTACCATTTGACATAACTTTTATTTTTAAATTTACCTAAATATATGAATTAAGGCCTAAAAGGCCAAACTAAAGATTAATCTTGAATTTTAATAATATTACCCCATCCATCTTGTTTAACATTTTCTATGGTGTTTCCGTTGGAACATAATACAGTTAACATAGGTTTAAATGTATTTGATGTTTTTCCACCTATGTATCCATCAGTTAATATAATTAAACTGCTATATTGTTTATGTTGGTTTACATAATCAATAAATGGATTCATATCTGTACCACCTCTACCAACAACAAACTCAGGCATTTTACCTTTATATTCATAGACATTATGTATGTTAGCATCACCTTCAGCTACTGTTATAGTAATTCCTGTTTTATACATGTGGTATATTTCGTTGAAGAATTCTATTAAATCTTTTTCTCTTACTGAGCCTGAAGTATCTACTCCTACTAATACATGTTTTTTAGGTTTGATTTTTAATGCTGGATTTTCTTCGTAACGTTTATTTAATTTACGTCTGGTTTTTTTAGTGTAAATTTTAGATGAAGATCCAAAAAATCTCCTAAAATAAGATTTCCAATCGTATGAAGGAGCAGTTATCTCAAACATACTATCAATGTAATTCTTTAACTCTCCAGGAACGAATCCTCGACTTGTATCTTTTTGATTTTCAACAATAGATTTTATTTGATGTTTAATTTGAGATGCTATTAATTTTTTATCAGCTTCAGATAGACTATCAAACTCTTTCCAAGTTGGATGTAACTTACCAGCTTCACAACCATGATTTCCTCCAAAACTTGGATCACCATCTAACATAGCGTTTAATGATGGGCTAGTTCCATCTTTTTTAGCTTGTTCTAATAACTCATAATATACTTTTGTACCTGCTTTTTCAGGTAATTTTAATTCAGGGAATGTAGATAACAATATAATATCTTCTGATGGGTAGTATTCGGGTTCTAGATATTGATTAATTTCTAAATCTGCTGCTAAATTATGTAAGTCATGGTTAGGAAACCATTCTCTATCTTCTAAATGACAAAAACATATATGGAGTAATTCATGTTTAAGAAGTCCTATTTTCTTCTTATCATTGTCTAAACTATTCCAAAATTCTTCATTGATTGCTAATTGGTAGTTTATGTTGTTTTTACATACACCAGCAGTTGGTACATCTTCTCTTACTACTTTATTTAATGTTGAAAGAAAAATACCATAAAATGGTTCACTTAACATTAACTGTTTACCTATACGGCCAACATCTTCTAAAACATTTGTCATAACTTTTATTTTTTCTTAAATATAAAAAAGGCCTCCTAAGAGGCCAATTTTTACAATAAACTTTCTGCTACATAAATTGCTTGTGCTCCTGATACTGTAATTCCACGTGCACTTAAAGCATCACCTACGAAATGTACATTTGGGTAATCAGTTAATGCTAGGTTTTTATAATCCACTTTAACTTCAGGTGATAGATATTTTACCTCAGGAATGTATATACCCCAATCATCTTGTAATGTTGGGAATACTTTTTTCATATCCATGATAAAATCCATTACATATTTAAAATAACCACCCATTGCAGGTTCTACAACATGAGTAAGTGTATCTAAACTAATTTGAGTTGAGGTTACATTATTACCTTCAGATGTTGTTGAGGGTTTACGAGATGGACTATAATACAAACCAGTTCCGTTTGATTGTAATTTATTTACTACATCACGTGACCAAGTAAATGGATCTTTAATACCATTAATTTCCATTAATATACCAAAGTTAGTCATATTATTTCTATATGCTTCGTCTTTCTTAGCGTGACCATTGTAACTGTGATCCCCATATGTTTCTTCTACAGCAACATAAGCAGCATTATTATTTGTACAAAATGAACGTAACGAAACACCTTCATTATCAAATTTTCTATATAACTTAAAGTCATATGAAATATCAATTAGTTTTTGGAAGTGTTCTTGTGGTGCTTCAAATCGAACACCAATTTGAACTGATTTAGGTTCATCTGGGAGTTTATAGTCATTTGCTAGCTGTTGAGCAAAATCAATACCTGATTTGCCTACTGCAAATATAAGTTCATCGTATTCTATTGTTGTATCTATATATGGTTTAAAATTATCTAAACCATTTTCTTTACCTAATTTATCAAATTTTTCAACTAATTTATTATCTACAAATACAACTTTATTTGTTTTAAAATCAATAGCATGTACTTTAGTTTCCCAAATAAAATTTACACCTTTATCAACTAAATAATCGTACCATCGTTTTCCTATTTCGTGTAAATAATCTGTACCAATGTGATATACTCCAAATAAGCGAAGTCCAAAGTATGGTTTGATAAATTCTGGTTCTTCTGTTGGGTTAGAGTACATAATAGCTTCTGGTTTAGGGTGGAAACGTTTTACCATTTCTATAACCTGATCCATTAGATCATATGCTTTATCTTCTCCACAATATTTAGATAATTGTCCTCCAATAGATGTATGATATGTTAATTTACCGTCACTCCAAAGTCCACACCCCATGAAACCTGACATAACTTCATCAGGTTGGCGTTTGTAAGGGTCTTTACCCATATCGATTACGGTAATAAGTTCTCCAGGGTAACCATTATCTACTAGTTTAGTAGCAGCACATATTCCAGCAACTCCTCCACCAACAATTACAATTTTCTTTTTTTCCATTTTATTATTTATATTTCCATTTATATCCTAAAGCGGTCTTTTGTCTTCCTAATATACAATCTTTTATTTGAGAAGTCAAATTACTTGTTTTATTTGTTTGTTCTTTTATCCATAAAGCTGCTTGACCTTTACTTTCCCATTCTCTAATTAATTCTCCATTCAAACCAAACATTAATAATGGTTTAGCTTGTTTACGCTTAGCTATTAATATATTTTGTTGATGTTCTTTAGTAAATGGTTTAAGTTTGCCTTTATTACCTTTACTTATTTTTTCTTTAACCTTATCTGTATAATATTGGGAATGATTTTGTAACGATGCTTTTATTTTAGCATTTCTTTCAGGAGGTGATATCCATCCTGGTCCTCTTCCTCCACCACCATTATTTTTATTTTCTAATTTAAATCCCCAAGATTTAAATAATTCAATATACCATGACTCCCAAAATCTCCACTCATTATCATCTACACAATCTATTTCAATTATTTTACTGTTTGTTTTTTTATCACCATGAGTGTAATATCTATCTTTTATTTCTTGTAATGTTTTACCAACATAAAAAGGAATATTATTTCTTTCTAATATGTAAATCTTAGTCATATTATTTTATTATAAATATGCTAAAATTCCATCAGACCAACACCCATTCTGGTTTATTGTTTAATTTTTTCCAATCTAGTTTTTTAATTGCTACCTTATCGTTAATATAAAAATTTTTGTAAGCATCTATAACATTCCCCAATTTAAATTCATCAGGCATACATTGAGGGGGATCGATAAATCCATTATCAGGTATATTAGGTTCATTATTTCGAAGCCATTCAAGTACATCTTTTGTTTTATGTTTTTTACCATATCGTTTTTCAAATTCATTACATATTTCTAAACCATGTTGAACTAACCATCTATAATGTTGGATTGATTCTCTTGTCCATTTTGTTGAAGGATGGTTAGTATGGGCTTGTTTATAAGGTGCTGTTGAACCATTTACCCAATGAGCAGTACTACACATTTGTGCACTTTCAATTTGCATTTTTCTAATATGATCATCTGCTAATTCACGAGCGGCTATGATCGGATCTTCATTAATATAAAATATATTCATAACTCTTATTTTGTTTGAATATATAAAAAAAAGAAGCCCAATCCAAAGATTGGGCCACAGCTCCTAAAATTTTTAAAAATCGACAGGCTATGAATCTGTCTATAAATTATTTTATTTCACATCATATTCTACTTTATCTACTATTAATTTATTTATAGTATTAATATTCACCATTCTGTATCCTCTGGTTTTGGCATCAAATACAGGGATTAATCCTTTTTCATCTGGGTTGTATGGTAAGGTTCCTCCTTTAAGGTACACTTTGACTCCTAAGCGAGCATTCATTACTCTATTAGTACCATCTTTTTTAGTAAAAGATACTGTAAAGTATTTCCCTTTAGTACTTTTTATAATTTGAGCAGCTTCTTGTTTAGAAATAGTCCTATTAGGAAATTCAGGATTATCTTCAGGTTTTTCTTGAGGTTGTTCTGGTTCTTGAGGTTGCTCAGGTTGTTCTTCTTCTGGGGTTTCCTCAGTTGGGGGGTTTTCTTCTTGTTCAAGAAGAATATTTTTTAAAGTATGTAATAAACTTAGGGATTTCATTTATCCTAATTGTTCAAAATCATCATTTATATCTAATAAAAAATCATCAGTTACTCCTTGATCATTAGATAATATAATTTTTATTTCACTACCGTATACTTTTTTATCTTTAACTTGGACAGTCTCTCCACTTTTAAACAACCCAATATCACTATTTAATGTAAATACATCTCCAACATTAATTTGGCTTCCTTGGATTTCTTTTAGTTGATCTTCTTGGAGAATATCATCTAAAATTTCATTAATTTCTTTTTTTAATTCGTTAGTATTATCTGTAATTTTTTCTACTTCTTTAACATTAATTACTTTATAACCTATATTATACGGTTGATTAAGTTTATATGTTAAGTAATTTTTAATTGAAGTATTCTCACCATGTTCATTAATATCATCTTGAGTAATAGATATTACTATATCATCAAAATCTTTTTCACCTTGATTATCTCTAAAAGCATAAAAAACTTTATATTTAGCTCCTAATTCAAGATCTCCTAAAAATGAAGGTTGATTTAATATTTTTTGATAGTATTCTTCAGCAGGAGTCATTTCATATAATTTTTCTTTAGCTTGACGGTAATTAAGTTTAACAATATTTTCTTTCTTTCCATTTCTTCTAATAGTTGTAAGTTCAATTATAAACCCATCATCAGAAAGTACCTTATGTTTCTCACCCATGTAAGTCACTATATCACCTTCTTTAAACATAACCTCGTTTAAAGCTTTTTTAAGTTCTTCTTTTATTAATTGTCTTAAACTATTAAATTTCATGATTTATATATTTTTAATCTTAAATTTCCATCACCTTTAATAACACGATGCCATTGATGACGTTTTATAAATATTGGTTGGTTTAGTGAGGTTGGTAACTCGTTATCAAGTTGTACTCCCCAATTTGTTTCTCCAAGTATTTCTATTGTTCTATCTTCATCATCACGGTGCCATAACAATTTAATTGGGTCTATATTTTCGTTAAATTCACGAATAATATATTTGTCTGTAACTTCTATGTCAGTGTATGGTTTATTCACTTTCTTTACGCTCTTGCCAACCGTATGATACGCTATCATTTGTTATTGGCCCACCAGCGGCCCATGTATAACAAGTACGAGCAGAGTGGCATTTAAAATGGTGCATCCAGCAATAACCTAATTTACCATCCTTATCGCTAAGTTTACCTGGCATACATTTTTCCATTCTTGGGGAGATATCGAATGCTGCGCAATTACCACAATTAGATTGTTTTGCAATTTCTGGTTCAGTATTCCATTTTTTAGCATATTCTTCCCAGTATTTCTCATCATTAAGGTTTAAAGGGCCATATTTGATGTAATCTGCTTCAATAGCTGAATTTCTATTTTTAGTATTTAATTCTAAATCTTGAGTAGGTAAAGGACAAGCCATAGCTGCTTCATATAATTTACCTTCGGCTAAATATTTTTTTAAATCAAAGTTATCCATATTATTTTAATTATTCTATTTTTAAGTCTTTAAGATTATATATTCTGTTAAAGTCATCATCTTCAGATGGGTACCCTAAATAAAGTGGTTGGCCTCCTAGCTCTGAATCCCCGGAAATGTTGTCTTTTACTACTTTTCCAGATTCATCAACTAATACCCAAGAATCGTATTGGTAATCTTTTGTTGATTTAGGTAGGAGAATATATGTTTTGTCTCCATCTTTAATTAGGAAAGGTAAAGCCCATAATAAAGTTTGATATTGAAGATTCTTATTAAACTTTTCTGCTAATTCAATAATTGCTTTTCTTTCAGCTGGGGATAAATCACTCCATTGTTTTTGACTGAATGGTATGGTATTAACTTCTTGTTCAGGCATGTTTGATGTGTTCTCTAAAGCTTCATCGCTTATGTTTGTTTGAGAGCCAAATTCCCAAGAATCAAATAATTTAGAGTATATCTCAAATAATTTTCTAAGTTTATCATTTTTAATATACTTAATAGCAGATTTAGGTAAATAATCTAAATTTTTTAATTGTTTTTCAACATATTTTTCTGCTATATTATCTCCAAAATATTTTTCAATATACTCAAAAGTTAAATTATTATCATATTTTTCTAAATATTTTTGCTTAGCTTCTTCATCTAGATATTGTATAAATGGTAGTGGTAATGGATCATTAGGATAATATCTAGAACTAACAACAGCGTAACGTTTAGCTAAAGCTTCATTATTTTTTAAAGCAACATATGGGAATTTCTGTCTATTATCAATAGCAATATTAGCTAAAGTTGTAGACCTACCTTCATAATTTATTTTATATTGAGGTAATATTTCTAAGATGTCAGGAGTAAGTTTATTTTGAGATGCTTTACCTTGAACATATTGGATTTTTTCATCTTGGGATAATTCTTTAAAATCACTTAAAGATAAATTTTTTCCAGAAGCAAATTTTCTACTACGTTCAACTGGGGAGAGACCAATAGGTTTAAAATAATCTTTTAATCCTTTAATTTTAGCCCATGTATCAGCAGGTACAATATCTTTTATACCTTCCCATCCTTTATCTTTAGTATTAATATCACCTCTATTATTTGCTCCTGTTACTATGTATTCTTTACCATCTAATGATACTTGAATTACAAATGCATGCCACTCGTCATCAAACGGAGCATGCTGCGGAGTTGAAGGTTTATTTCTATCAAAGACAAAATAAAATGTAGGAGTTTGTTCTTTAAATCTGTAAGTATCATACATGGTGTTTCCTGTCTGGGTTACACACCATCCGTATTTTTTTCTTTTATTTTCAGGGTTTATAGGGTTATAAGATATACATTTATGAACATCGTCTCCTTTATAAATCTCAATCCCGTTTTTATCGTATATTTTATCTGCGTCAGTTGATACTAAATTTTCTTCTCCTTCTTCTGCTGTTTTTTGTGAAGGGAATAAAGCATCCATCATTTGTTCAAATGCAGACCATGACCAAACTCTAGGGTCTAAATAAGCATTATTAGATAATAATTTTTTAGGTATAAAGTTTAAAACTTCTTCTTTTGTAAATCCTTCATCTTCTAAACCTTCTTGTGCTGCTAATTTTAATTTATCTTTATTAGCTATAAAACGAGCAACATATGATTGAGCAGTAGGTTTATCTACTTCACCTTGTTGAACAAATTTATTAACAGCATCCTTTTTAACTTTGTCAGGATTTTCAGGTAATGATCTGATTAATTTAACCATATCATCAAATGAATATTTGTCTATATTAAGGTAGTTTTGTCCTTTTTTTAATTCATCAGGTAAAACAACTATTTCTAATTTTTGAGCTAATCCTGATTTGATTTGATCAAAACGTTGAATTAATTGTTTAGCTAAATTATCATCAACTTTTGGGTTTTCTTTTTTCCAACGTTCAATAGTAGTCGCTATAGTTTTTTCTGAGTATTCATTGAGTAATTTTTCAGATAATACTTTAGTGTATTTTTTTAAGTTACTATTAATTGTAGTTTTAATTTCTTTGTTAAAAGATTCTAAAAATGATTCTGTAAATGATTTACTTGTTTTGATTTCATTTGTTGTCGGTCTATCTTGAACAACATCCATAAATTCTAAAAATGATAAAAAGCTATCTGGGTCTCCCCATGCTTCTTCCATGCCCTCATCTTGACTAAGAAATTTTTTTATATCACTTATAGATATTGTTCTATTATCTTGAGTAGCTTCTCTAAACATTGTTATAGCATCAGCTACATCTTCACCAAGTTCATACCTAATATCTTCATAGTTTTGGTTTAACCAAGGTTTAAATTCAGGGTTAAGAAAATATCTACGTTCTGGTCTACTTACTTTAATTTCATCAAGGTTCCCTAGATTAAAATCTTTTATAATGTTTTGTTTTAGGACTTCATTATCTGCATTATTGTAGTAATATCCTGAATATTCATGGTATTTGGATTTAAATGTAGGGGATATTAAAAATGTTTGTCCTGCACCGGGGGTTGAGGTTTCTTTTCTAGCTAGGATTAATGGGATGTTATTATATTCTCCAAGTATATAAAAAGATTTTGCTGCTTTTCCTTTTCTAGGGACTATCCCAACATATACTTTAGCAGGTTCTATTCCTAATATATCATTGAATAATTTTAAAGCGTTTTGTTTAGTAGTAGAAGATAATAAATTTGAACCTTCATTCCATGTTAATTCTACTCCTTGTTCTTTCCCACTAAGATTAATTTTACCTAATTTTAAATTCAAAGGTAATATCTCTTTATTTGTTATTTGTTTAAGATTCTTTTTAGCATCAGCTAAAGAAACTAATTTAGGATCTACAGAAGGTTTATTTATTTTTATTTCATTAATAGTAGGAATTAAATCAACACCTGATATTCTATTTAATGGGATCCTATAAGAATCAAAACTAGATTCAGTGCTATGTTTAGATAATACACTTTCTGCTATAGACAAATTTGTTTCATATTCATTATATGCTGCTTCTATTTCTTCTTCAGGAGCTCCTCCTCCAAAACTAGGTTCGGGGATATAAACTTCTAAATATTCATTATCATTATCATCTACTTCAACATCTACATGAGCATCTATAATAGTATATCTTTTATCCCAGCCATAATAATTGTCAAATATGTATTTTTCATCAGCTAATAAAGCCCAATCATCACCTTTTTTTATTATTCGAAGTGGAGATATCTTATTTATTTTTATTTCATTAAACATATTTACTAGTTTAATTATTTAAGACCTGCTAATTTTTTCATTCGGTCAAAATTTTCATTTAATCCTGTTAAACCAGTATCGTCTTTAGTTAAATCACTTTTAATATCTTTAAGAGTATCATTAACCCATTTTTCTTGAGCTGGGGTTAAAGAGTCTTGGATTAGGTTTTCTATGAATGATTTAAATTCAGGGGTGCTTAGTTTATATATTTCTACAAATAAGTACTCTCTCATTCTAGGGTCATTATATTCACTGCTGATATATAATTTATTAACAGCATCATATATAAATTTTCCATAACGAAGATCATCAGGTTCATTCTCTAATTTATCTACATTGGCTACAGCTCGTGTATTAGCTTCTAAATCATCTCCAAAACCATGTTCAGATATAAGTTCATATAAACCTTTAATAATTTCATGTACTAAAAATGAAAAATTATCACCCCATGCTTTTATAACTAACTCATCAGTTTCTTCATCATATCCACCTTCTGATTCGCCTCCTTCTACTTTATCCTGTTGGGCTAACATTGCTAATAACATAGCGATAGCTTCTTCATCATCATAAATTCCAAAAGCAGAATTAAGTAATTTATTATATTGTTGAAGTAAATCTTCATCAATTTGGCCTAAAGCATCACCAAATAAATTTATAGCATACGCTCCACGAATTGAACTACCTTGAGTAATACCATTAATAATACGACGTTTTTCATCTTCAGGCATCTCAATTTCAGGGATGTCAGGAACAGGAAGTAAAGGTTTTTCTCCACTTCCCATTTCCATAGGAGGTGCTCCTATTTTAGCTATGATTTTAATGTTTTGATCTTCAATTATAGGATAAGCTTCTTTAACTAAATCTACAGCTAATTTTTCTAATTCAGGAATATATGGTTGTTCTATTTCTGCTATACTACCAAGAAGTTGACCAGTAGATCTCATCACCTGCATTAAGTTCTGGTTTCCTAAAAGTTTTTTTCTACTTTCTTCAGATTTTTTCTTTAGGATATCTACTACTTTTGGTGGGAAGAATTTTTCGTATTGTGCTTCAGTAATATTTTTCATTATAATATTTTAAATCATTTATATGTTTTTCTTTAACTATATTTTCTTTTTTTAACTTCCATTGATATACTTCATCAACAGGAGATAATTTTAAAATATGTCCATCATAAATATGTTCAACATATTGAGCATTTGGATTTATAAATAAATCAAATTTTAACCCATTATGTTTATATGTTTTTATTCTACGTTTTTCTTTTTTTACTTCAAATAAATCATAAATATGAATACGATTTGTTGAAATAATGTCTATATCTTTAGGTATTCTATACGGTATAATTCCTTGCAATATCAATGAAACACTTCCTCCAATGTATATGTTAGGGTATTTTTGTTGGAATTTAGCGAGTAAGGCTACTTCCATCTTCATCAAAATGTTTAAGATCAGGATAATATTCACCTTTATTATCAAACCATCCCGCATTTTCTCCATCATCACTTAAAGGAGCTGTTCTTATTTCTATAACCCCATCAGTAGTAATTGTTATTTTAGTATCATATGAGTTTGAAGGTGCTCCAGGAGCTGGGGAGAAATTAGCCCAGGCTTTAATAAGGTATATTCCTGGTTTTAGATTGTTTATAATGTTTTGAAATGCTATGTATTGTGGGTCATCAGGATTGTCTCCCATTCTTTCTAGGTCATAATTTTCTCCGTCTGGTTCAAGGATGCCTTCAGGGCTAGAACTTTCTAAATACCCATCAGTAAAAAGATTTAGATCATTTATATATTGTTTTGGGAACAATCGGCCTGAACCAGGGTTTATAGTTATTTCGTTTAAAAGTGGGTTATTATTTAAGTATTTTTTTAAATCAAAGTTATCCATTAGTTAAGTTTTTTAAAACGTTGTACAATTTTATTTACAATTTCTTGGTCTTCCCCTTCATACATAGCTTTTGCTGGTCGTGTTTTAGGGATAACACTAGGTTTACCAGGGCGTAATGTACGACGTTTTTCTTCAGATGGTGGAGCACCTGGGATTGTTTCTCTACTTGGTTTAGTAGGAGCTGTAGTTGGTTGATTTTTTTCTGAGAGAATGGCTTTAATCTCTTCTTTAATCATTTTTTTTAATAGGTCTTTTTTCATATTTTATTTATTAAAATTTTGTAGCTATGAAATATTCACTTTCATCAGTTACTAAAACTATAGCGTTTCTATAATCTACTATAGGGGTTAAACTCTCTCCTATAATCATGATATCCCCAGGTTTAATAGTATTGTAATAATTAGTTATTTTAGTAATGTATTCTGCTGGGTTATCTATTCCGAAGTCATCAACAAGTAAATCTTCAAGAGAATCATAAATATCTCCTTCTATAAATTCATCTAATGTATCATGTTGAATTAAATATGTCAACATAGTTTCATCTAGATTAAGCATATCTTCAAATGCTTTTCTTTTATTTAAAGCTGGGCTGATTTTGATTTCTTTAAGTATACTTATTAGTTTCATATTATTTAGTTTTACCCCATTTTTTACCTTTTCCTGGGTCTTTACATTTTGCTGCTGTAGGACGACATGATGGATATTTAGAGCGTTTTTCGCCTTTTTCTCTCCCGCATGATTTATATCCTGTTATTTTACCATCTTTTCTAATAGGTGCATTGCAATCAACCCAACCACCTTCTTTGCCAGGTGTTCCTTTACGTTTAAACCATTTATATAAAGATTCATCTTCTTGGATGATTTCTAGGATAATTTCTTTTAGTTTAGCATATCCTGATCCGTATGGTGATGATTTGCCTGATTGGGGGTTGTCTGTTTCTTTGATGCCTTTCCAAATCATTCCTTTACGGCATTTCACAACAGCACCAGATTTGTAAGCAGAGGGTTTATCATATTTACGGTCTGCGATACGTAAACATCGATCACGTTTTTCTTTTTTTTCTAAAAGAATTTCTTGTATGAGTTTTTCTAATCTAGTCATCACCAAAATCCTGAAAATGAAGATTTTAAGCCTAATAATTTGGCATATCTTGGCAAGCGGCATGACCAGTAAGATGCTTTTGTTCTATCTTTTTTGTTAGCACAATCATGACGTGCGGCAAATGCACGACGAGCTTCTGGGTTGTTTATTTTAGCTTTGAGTCCTCCGGTATCTCCAAAAGATACTTTTTTAATTTTACCTTTATCTCTAACATAAACATAGAATTTTTTAGAGCCTCCACGTTTTGGTTTTCCAATTGGAGGATTTTTCTTTTTATCTTTAGTTTCGTTAAGATTTAAAAGATCTTCATACTCATAATATACACCATAATCTCTTAATATATCTCTAACTTCTTCTAGGTCGATATATTCTTGTCCTAGTTCAGCTAATAATTCATTAAAGAAAGGATATTTATCATGGCCTTTTTCTTGTGCTCTATCTAAAATACTTACTAAAGGTATTTCATTAGCTCTTACAGATAAATTAATACCTTCATCTAACATAGGTAAATCTAAAGGCACTTTTTTACCTTCATATATTCCAAAATTACCTAAATCAGTTTCTTCTAAAATTTCTTTATCATCATCATTTACATGAATAATTTCACGTAAATATAAAGAACGAGCTTCTGCCCATAAATTAAGAAAAGCTTCAGAGCCGTAACGGAACGTGTTTTCGGTAAGTGGGAGTTGTTTATCCACATGATATCGCAGATTCTCCGATAATATATCTTTTTTAACTAAACTTTCATTTAGTACTACACCAGGATTACCTACATTATCACAACTATGGCATCCACAATTACAAGAGTCTTCTTTAGGGGGTGTAGATAATACTTCTTTAATTAGTTCTCTTAAACG